CTGGACCAAAATCTCCATCAGCACCTACGCCAATAGCTTTTTGCATTTTCTTAACGTCGTCACCTTGCATTCCTTTACGAAGTGTACGAACTGCAGAAGATGTAGTTTTCTTAGGAGTTGGTACTTCGCCGCCAAGGATAGCTAATGCTTCTTCCCAACGACGGGTACGATCTTCTAAACCAATGGTACCACCATTAATTTTTTTAGTTAATCCTTTGATGTCACCGTTGTCGGCCCATTTGTCAAGTTTGTTTGTTGCCCAGAACCAGCATGCTGACTCGAGAGCTCCTCGTTCGGTTGCGACATAGTCTGCTGCTTCTTCTGCTGACATGCCGACTGATTTTCCAAACGCTGTATAATTGTTTCTACCTGTAAGTTGCTTAATGCCACGGCCCCTAAATCTCCACCCATCACCGGCAGTGGTGTTGCCCATAGCGCCTCGTTTGCTGCGGAATTCATCTTGGTAAACATAGTTCGCAATCTTTTCAGGGTTGCGCGCATATTCTTTAGCATCTCTTTTGCCCTTTCCGAAATAACGGCCAAAGACTGAGTTGAGCGCTTTTTCGCTGTAGTTTAAGTTTTCTTCTAGTCTAGTAAAGTCTAGTGACTCATGAGCACATTGTGCCATAAAGCCAGCAATTCTATTAGTTGTATTAATATCATATTTTTCAAACGCAGGAACAGCGGCATCATACCAAGCTTCAGGATTCTTGTTCTTTGGAATCATCGCTGTAAATTGTTCTAAAGTAATCATAATTTATCTCCCATAATATCTCTTAGTCTTTTCTTTTTATCAGATTTATTACCTGATGTCCATTTCTTTTGACCAGCTTTTGACATGTGGCCGCCGTCCATACCAGCAATATTACCACCGCTGACGTTATTAGCTGGTGCATCTTCTTCTATCTCTGGTTGTGTGTCTACTTTATTAGAGTTTTCTTTTGACATAGATCCAGATTTAACAACACCAGACTTTTTAATTTTATTGATAAGTTTTATAGCACGCATATTAATTGCTGACTCAGTAACCTTTTTGCCTTTAGAATCATACTTACCCATTTCCATTACCTTTTCTTTAGCATACCATTGTGGACTAAATGTCTCATGCCATTCCCAATCACGTGAGCGCTTATCCCATTCCATGACTTTCCATTCGCCTTTATGGCGTTCATCTTGGTCAAGTTGTTTTTCTATTTTAAATCGGCGACCAGTTGGGAAAGTAATTTCTTTCTCACCATTAGGTCCAGCCTTTTTCCACTTAGGAGGTTGTGGTTTACGAGCTTCTTCAATTTCATCAAAAAAACCGTTGACATCTTCTGAAAGTGTGGTATAATGATTATATCCAATACAAAATAAATCTATACTTTCATTAATCTGTTGTTCAGTTAATGTATCAAGTTCTGATTCTTCTGTAAATGCTTTGTGTTCTTTAATTAGGTAAAGCGCAGCCGCATATGATGCCAGTCGAGAACTACCTCCTGGCACCTTAGCTAACAGCTTCTTCATATTAGTAACCATGATATCAAAGACACCAAACGCCTTTTTCTGCTTGGCGGTACGGTCTTTTTTCTTTATAAGGATGTTACCTTTATCATCAATTATGCCTTGATTATAAGCTTCCCATTTATTAAATGGTGTTGCAAGTCTTCTAACAAATTGATATACTAAAAATAAATCGACGACCATTGGTCATATTCCTTTGAGTTTTTCTTCAATAACTTTATCTGAAGTGATATTGCTCGCACTTAAAACTACATCACTGTATTGAATTACTGGCGGCATAAAATTCAAATATTCAACAAAAGGTTTTAAAAACTCGTGATATTCATGTAGTTTCATAAACAACATATCAGTAGCTTCTGGACCAAAAACATTATATATAATTATCAAGTGGTTTAGAATCAACCTCTCTTTTAAATCATCGTCTTGTCTATATCGTCCAAAAAGTTTACGAAGATATTGAAACCGTTTTAAATCTTCTTCGAACTCTGATACATCAGAGCATTGAGGATTTTCATAAGATTTCGCCGCATATATTAGAAAGGTTGATTCTGTCAATTTCATAATAAATTATTGTTTTTAAGTATCAGCTGCGATTAAGTCTTCGTCAGCAGTATCGCCGGTAACACCATCATCGCCTGTATCTGCAAGTGCTAATGTTCCGCCTTTCATTGCTACCAAACACTCAGCAAAGTGACGTCCGCCTGCAGTGTGATACAACCACCAACCTGGTCCTGTTAGACCTTTTGCACGGTTAGCTGCAACTGCTGCTTCTTCATCTGAGATAAAGATTGCATTATCGCGATCGTTTGATTTGTTTGTGTTTGACGCTGCATCTTCCAACCATGTTGGAACACTTGCTAATACGTCTGTTTTTCCCCATAGTGCCATTTTAGTTCTCCTAGTTTGGGTTTTGTAATTCTATTTATATTATGCTGTTGCGGGTTTGTTATTTTCTCTTGCTGCTGCTTTAGCTGCAACCACTCTCGCTTTAGCATCCCTAATGCGTTTACGATCTGCATTTTTCTTTTCAATTGCATCCGCTTTTTTCTCAGCAGCATCAGCTCTACCTGAAGCAGACATTCTGTTAGCACCTTTTTTAGCTAACCGAGCTGCACCTACAACAGATTTAGCACCTATTTTAAATGCACCACCAATTGCTTTACCGATTAACTCATTAAGTTCTTCTTCGGTAAGTTCATTAATATCAATGTCTTGCGATTCTGCATATTCTATAATATACATATCTGAAATGTGGTCTTTAAAATTTTGCATAGGGTTGCCTTTTTTCTTATATTTATTTAACTATCTACTTTAGCACCAGCACGCCATTGGTAGCATGACCAATATTTTGCTTTCCATTTAGGACCTGGATTATCACATCCATGTCTAGCTCTAAATGATGCACGACGCTTTGGGTCGTCTCTTTTAATAGATAAATTAGGATCACCAAAACGAACTACAACAACATTTCCTTTTTCGTTTTTAACATATACTTTAAATTTCTTATTAGGATTTTCAGAAGTTCTAATAGGATCGTTGAGTTTTACTTTGCGTCCTTCAAACTCTGACTCCTCAACTACTAAATCTTCGTATAGATCACATTCCTCACAAATTTGATCAATGCGTTCTTCTGTATATCTTTTAAAATTATCCACCGAACTCGTGCCCCGCTACTCGTTTCATTTGTTTATTAAATTCAGCCTGCGATGGCTTTTCTTTGTATAGCTTAATAGAAATGTTTGGTCTATCTTTGCCTTTAATACGCCAATTATGTCCGGCTTCTTTATGTTCAGGTTTAGTTGTTTTTACAACACGGCGCTTATAACCAGCTTCCCATGTTTCTGAACCTTCACAAAACTGTTTAAATGTTTTCATTTCATTAACCTTTTTATTGTAGCTAAGGCTTTCTTGCCATCTGGATGGTTTGGATTAATACTTACTTCTTCTCCATTAGTAAAGTCTGCTATATTAGTTGCTTTACCGAGATCTTTAATTGCATTGTGTAATGGATCTTTGGGATCAAAACTACGTTCAAAATCTGGCTTGCCACGTAACTCTACCCATTTCTTATCACCCTTGTTCCACATCTTAAGTACACCCATGTTTTTGTCACGGATATACTTAAGCTTAACACCTTCAGAAATGTATTGGCTAAACCTTATCATTTCTTATCTTCCATTGGAGTGTCTTTTTTATATTTTTTAGTTAATTCAGGAGTGCCTTGCTCACCTGCTCCAGTAACTTCGTTTACCATATCAAGGTTTGACATGATAGCATCAAGGTCTTCACTAAAAGATTCTTGAGCTCTTTTAATAGCTTCAGGAGTTGGTGCGCCTTCTTCACCTTTTTTTCTCATCTTTTCGCCACGAGCTCTTTTAGCATGTATGTTTGCCCATAAGCCATTCTTTTCTTCAATTGATTCTCCACGTAATGCTTTAACTGTTTTCTTAGTAGCATTACGATCAGCCATTTTCAAACCTTTTTCACGCTTAGCACGAGTTTTAAGATCTGC